GCTGAAAGTAATGGTGTTTCAGATTCTTTATGGTGTTTACGTGTTTTAGATGAGAAATACTTAAAAGAAAGGTGTTACTTAATGGCCGATATAGTTGAAAGTGTAGCTTATTTGTATACTAAAGACGCTAAAGTGGAAGAATGTATAAAAGTAATTAAAGAATATGGTGCAGGTTTAATCACTATAGAGGAATTAAATAAAAAAAGGAGTACTGTTTATCCTGATGCTTCTGCTGTTTATGCTTCTGCTGATGCTTCTGCTGTTTATGCTTCTGCTTATGCTGCTGTTGATGCTGTTGTTGATGTTTATACTTATACTGCTGTTGATGCTTCTACTAAAGCTGTTGATGCTTCTTCTGCTTCTGCTTCTGCTTTTGCTGCTGTTTATGCTTCTGCTTCTGCTTCTGCTTTTGCTGCTGTTTATGCTTCTGCTTCTGCTGATGCTTATGCTTTATCTGCTACTTCTGCTGCTGCTGTTGAAAGAGAAAAGCAAAAAGCATTGATAAAGAAATATTTAGGGTAAAGTGCCATTTTCACTACTATTACATATATAATTTAAAGGAAGATTAAAGAAAATGACTAAAATAAATAAATTACTAAATTGGGTAAAATGTTTAATTATTATCTGTACAATATCAATAATTGCTGGTATGGTTATAGGGCATAAACTAGGTGTTGAAAGTGTTTGCACTCAATTAGAATACTATAAAACACCAAAAGAAACAGTATTACCTTGTTTTAAACAAGATAAAGAAATTATAACAAACGAGGAATAAAAAAAATGAGTGGAAAAATATGGCTTCAAGAGCAAAAAGCTAAAGGAATTGCTAACCCTTACACAAAAATTTATGTAATAGATAAAAAAACAGATAAAATAGTATTAGAAGATAAAAATATCTCTGATGTAGAACACAATAAGAAAATAAAAGAAATAGAAGATTCTTGTAAGAATCCTAGAAAGGATTATATTTTTATAGAACTAGGACAAAGTCCCCATACAGACGTGGAACTAATAAAGAAATACAGTTTATGGGAAGAACATTCTAAATTAAAGCGGTATTGGATTAACGACGCTATTTCTCATTATATGAACGAACTAAAAAAGTACCCAAGAATAACAAACGAGGAATAAAAGAAAATGAGTAAAGAAAAAGAAATATTAAACATTGACAATGAAGAAAAAGGAATGTTAAATGTTGACTATGAAGAAACAGCAGATGATATTAAACTACAATCTATTATTGACTTAGAAAAAGAAAGATTAAATAGTAAAAATAATATCTTTACAATTAAGAAAAGAAGGTTTATAAATGTTAATACATCAAGTAAGGCAACTTAAATATACAAAATGTTATTGTTTTGCTTGTATAAAGTTAAGAAAGCAAATATACATACAAAAAGTTAATAGTAGAATAAACACTTGTGTATTGTTTGTTTTTGTAACCTTATATGCTGGTTTTATTTGTTTAATGTTAATTAGAGGTTAAAAAATGACTATAGAAAATTATGTAAAAGCTAAAAATACTGTTATTACAGTTTATAATAGTTTAGTACCAGAATTAATAAATTACTTTAATAATAATGTAGTAAAAAGCAAAGTTAATGGAAATTTATTTAAGAAAGATTTAGATGCTATAAACGCTATTATAAAACCATACCTTAATGAAAGTATAATAATTACTCTTAGGGGGAGGGAGGATAATTTTAAACGTAGAAGAGTACATATAAAAACATCCGATAACAATTCTGGATATTATTATCATGCTGCAATACCTATGGAAGGCTGGTATTTAGATAATAAGGACTTTAAGCCTATGGAGTATGTAACAAAAGAAATAGTATTAAAATGGATTGAAGAAAAAGATGCAATAGAACAAGAACTAGCTGAATTATATAAAAATATCAAAGAAATAAAAACTACAAGGTTAAATGTAATACAAGATAAATTAGATATACCAAGGTGTTAAAAATGGGTAACGTTTATTATAAGAATTGTAGTTGCCAAGGCTGTTACAATTGGAGAGTAAAGTTTACTCACAAGAAAAAGAGAAAATTACCCATGTTTAAAATTGCAATTTTTTGGTTTATAATCGGATTTTTACTAATGTCTGTTTATTTAGAAACTAGAAGCACTAATGAGAATTACTTAAGTGATAGTTTTTCTTCACTTTACAATTTACAAAATACTACAATAATTAGTTAATAAATTACAAAAACTTAACTAAAACACTTAAGAAAAATAATTACATCTAAAGATTTTACTATAATTAAACTAAAATAACAATTAAACCTATTGACAATAGATAAAATATAAGGTAAATTGTAATAACAAGATAAATACATAAAATTAACTAACTGTTTGATTTAACTTAATAAAGGTTTATAAAATGAAAATAATTGAAGCATTAAAAGAACTACCATTAATTGAAAAGAAAATAATAAAAAATAATGAGCTACTACAAAAATATAGCTCTTATGCTTCCCATATGGGAAGTGAATTTAAAACAGAAAAAGAACAAACAGCAAAGGTAAATTCTATTATACAGTCAAATGAGGATTTAGTCAATAGATATTTACAACTTAAACGTATTTTAAGTTTAACTAATGCAACTATTGAAGTTGAGATTAATAATATTAAATTGACTTTAATAGAATGGTTAACGTATAAAAATACTTGTTATAAACTTCTAATAGATACTTTTAATAATTTAAATATTGGAAATGCTGAATCACAACTAATGAAAAATAAACCTAACATTAAAGAAGGTGACAATTTAGGCGTAGTTAGGTGTTATGTAGAAAAAGATAGGTTATCAGCTAAAGAAAAGATACAAGATACTATGGATAAAATAGATGCTACACTAGAAATAGTTAATGCTACTACTGATTTAATAGAGGATATATAAGAATACATAATGCTACTAGTCACATACGTTAAAAAGGGGCTAACGTGGAAAACTAATCACTTATACCACAACTTTAGTAGTATTATGTTTTGGCATGGTATTAAGTTAATAAGTGAAAGCCCCTTAAATTTTAAATAAAGGTTATATAAATGGAAAATTCAACAACTAAAGAACTTTTAGAGAGAGTTTTACCTTTTCTTGAGCAAGTAAGAACTGATATGTCGTATTATTTCTCATGGTTAGCTAATGGTAGAAGAAGCCAAAAGGAAAACAAGACATATTAAAGATATTAATAAACTAATTAATCAAATAAAAGCTAAAATAACTGTTGACTGACTAAAGATAGTTTGTTAAAATCAATTTAAAGGCACTTTTTAAGCCCATACAGCAATAAGTTTAAGGTTTAGGTAGTTTCATATCAAAACTTACTTAAAGTAGCTTAGAAGGCTTTAAAATTAATAAAGTACATATATAACGTAAATTAGAAAATTAAGGCGTTATAAGTAACGTTAAACTTATATTAAAACAGTAATGAGTTTTGAACTCTCATAACGTAACCTTAGTGGTTAGTTTTAAGTTTTAAGTTTTAAGATTTAAGTATTATTTATTTAAGTTTTAAGGTTTAAGATATAAGTTTAAAGAAAATCCAGATTAATGGTTAAGTCACCTTAGGCAACTTATAACCACTGGCTGTTATGTATGTACAAAATAACTATTATTAGTGTAATTATAATTAATAGTAGCGTGCTTACATAAGTATTATGTAGCGGATGACTCGGACTGTTAACCCTCTTGGGTAACCTCTTAGGATGTGAAAAGCTGGTTATTAGTGATACTCTAAGGCTAACCTTACTTAGTGTATAATAGTTTAAATAATTATAGTTACACTTACAATATTTATTTTTAAGAGGGAAATTATAGTGGTTTTTCATTAACTAAAAATATTAGAGTAGTAAACAAAAGAAAAAAGAGGTTTCCATATGACATTAAGTAGTATAATAGGACTAAACAAGTCTTACTGGGATTTAAAAAAGTTATTATCTGCTGTTTCAGATAAAAAAGAAGTTGGGAGGTATGCTTTAGATTTAATTGCTTTTCAACAAGATAAACTAACAAAAATAAAGAGTTCTTATGAGCCTTATGAAGAAGATTTTTTAGATTCTTTAGAATATGGAAAAGAAGTTGTAGTAGCTGCTTATGAAGTTCAAGTAGTGCAAGATGCTAATATATCTAAATTTGAAAAGAGTTTAGATAATACTATCCAATACTTAGTAGAAGAAAAAGAAGGAGAATTATTAAATGACTGATGTTACTTTTGAAGAGTATTTATTAAAAAAATACGATATAAACCAGATAGAAGAAAAAGAAAATAAACAAAGAGTTTTAAGAAATAGTAGCTTTAGAGTAAGTTCTAAAGGGTTTAAAGAATTTTTCTTAACTGCACTTTTACTACGAAAAAAGGATTCAGAATCTTATATAAATGACATAAAACGTTCTACTGTAGAAATAGATTATTTATCTCATTACAACTATCTAAAAAAAAATACAACCGATAAAAAAACTCTTTTTGAATACCTCTTACGACAAGGAATAAGCCCCCTTGATGACGAGTACAATGCTCTTATCCATTGGAAAAAAGAAATTAATAACACAAACATATTTTTGCGTGAATTACAAAATTTAACAAAAGATTCAATTGTATTAGAAATTAAAGAGAGTTTAATATTAAGTGATGTAATGGTAACCCTTTTAAAAAGATACTATCAAACTTTATTAAATGATTTTATAAATAATAAACAACTAATAACATCTATTAAAGATGATATAAAGAAATTTGATATGGTTATTAAATATGATAAAAGATTAATTAATTGTAAAATAATAACTATTTAATAATAAACTATTAACTAATCTAAATAATATGTATATATTATAACATATTTTTAGGTAAAAGTCAATAGAAATTTATTTGCTTTAAAATACAATAACTTAAAGGTTTAATTATGGTTAAAAAACTTGATAAAATTTATATAAGAGAAAGGATAGACTTTTTAAACACCTTAAAACGTAGGGGAAGTACTCAACTCGTTTCAAAAGTAGGGGATACTCAAAAAGGTATAGATTATTTTAATGAATTAAAGATACATTTTAGAAAACAAGGGTATTCTAATACACAAACAAAAAGAATGTTAGGGGTTTTGTTAGGAGAAAAAAAACTTATTACCTCTGCACTTGTTAAACGTAAACTAACCCCTTGTGTGTTTAGAAAAGATATGTTAAGTACATATAAGAAATATTACCCTATTTACTTAACTGCTTTACACCCTGCAAACTATTTTACTACTTTAACAAAACTTTCAAAAGATAATACATTACTCTTTGATGGGCTTAAATTTAGTATAAGAGAGCATATAGTCCCAACAGGCAACATACATTATAAATTGTATGATGATTTAGGGCTAGAAATAAGAAAGAATGTATTACATAGTTATAGTACAAGAATACAAGAATTTATACAGGATTTAAAATATAAAACAGAAGATGAAAAAGGTTTAATAAGTAGTCCATTAGATTTTGATTTACAGATGTTAAAAATACCTAAAATAGATAAAACTTTATATTTAGGTATAGAATTAGAAGTAGGTAGGAGATATAATTCACCTCATGATTTAGTTTCTAATGTGATAAAGGATTTAAACCCTAACAGAATAGAAAAAGGTACTTATGAATTTGCTTTTATAAAAAGTGATTCTTCTATCCCAATTGAAGTTTTTGGTTTTGAGATTGTATCAGCACCAGCTACACTAGCTTATCATTCTACTGCTTGGAATAGATTTTTTGAAAATAGTGCAAACTATTTAAGAAGCTATACAATAGAGAAATGCGGGATGCACATTCATTTGTCAAGAGATGCTTTTGGTGCGGATAAATGTAGCTCTAAATTACATCAAGGGAAATTTGTAAGGTTTTATAATATGGCTTCTAATAAGAAATTTTTAGAAATGATTGCTGGAAGAGTACAAAATAATTACTGTATTACTCAAGACTCTAAAAAAATCACTAAAGTAGTAAAAGTACAAAAAACTAATAATAAAAAAGAGCTTCTACTTTTAGGACAAGGGGAAGAAAGAAATGTTGCTGTTAATTTGTTAAATACTACTACTTTAGAGGTTAGAATTTTTAAAGGTAATTGTAAAAAAGAAGGATTCTTTAAAAATATAGAGTTTGTACATTCAACTTTCTATTTTACTTTACAAAGTGGTGTTTCAGAAAAATCTTTAAACTATGAAACTTATTTAAAATGGTTAAAAGAGCCTTCGCAAAAAGGCACTTATCCTAACTTACTTAAATGGTTAGTAGCAAGGGAAGAAATAGAGGTTAAACATATTAATTTAACTAATAAAATTAATAGAAAAACTAATGGTAAACAAAGCTTATTAAAAGATTATATACAATCAGTAGCATAAAGGATAAAAAATTATGTGTTTAATTCTCCAACTAAATAAAGAAAGTCAAATAACAGAAGAACAATTTAAAAAGAATTTAGAAAAAAATTCTGATGGCACTGGAATAATGTTTGCTAATAACAATAAAATTATTGTTAAACGTGAAATAGATTCTAAAGATAAGCAAGTAAGTTTGTTTACTAAATATGTTAAAGCTGTAACTGAAACAAAGTCTTTGAATGAAGTTTTTATACATTCACGGTTTGCCACGCATGGCAAAAAAGATTTATTAAATTGTCATCCTTATGAAGTTTTAGCAGGTAATACTAAACAACCCGAACTTTATTGTATGCACAATGGAATAATTGGCACTGTTGATTTAGTAGAAAAAGATAAGTCTGATACATTTAATTTTTTAAAGTATTATGTTAAACCTTTGTTAGAAGGAAGAATTAATTTATTACAAAATTCACACTTTCAACAAATGCTTAGTAAATATATCGGTATTGTAAGTAAACTTGTTTTTCTTGATTCCACAGGTTTAACTACTTTTATTCATAAAGAACAAGGTACTATTTACAAAGGTTGTTGGATAAGTAACACTAACAGCGGTATAAGTACAGCAGATGATAGTAGACAAACTAATAGTTATAATAATTACAGTTACTTTAATAATATAAAAAAAGAGGAGACTACGAAGAGTTCAGTGAGTATTATTTCTATGAGTTCTACTAAAGATGTTACACCTATTAAAAGGGATTTAAATGTCTTTGAAGAAAAAAAAGACCCTGATGCAGAAGTATCCGCCCAATGTGTTACTTCACATAAAGAACCGAACACAAATTGGTTTGATGAAGAAATGGGAGAAGAAGTAGAAATTGAAGCAATTACCATAGCTAATAGTATCCCTTTAGTTTGTACCGCATTATCTTTAATGGATGATAAAGACATACATAAGTTTACTTTAGAAAATCCAATATTAGCTGCTGAATGTTTAAGCCATTTAATTTCTAACAGAGAAATAACTTTTAAAGTCTGAATTGGAGAGAGTATTATGCCTTTATCAGAAGAGGAGGACTTTAAATTGTTATGCCCCACTTTCATAGAGTTGGAGCAAGAGGAAGAGGAAAGTATTTATTACACTTACTCTAAATTAAACGAAACTTATCAAGAATAGTAAAGTAGTGTAAACATATTGACATATTAAGAATTTATGACTTAATATTATTATTTATAAGTTTAATTAATGGAGGTTATAAAAATGATTAAAACATAGTTGACATTCTAATTAATTTGTAGTATAATAAACTTGTTAGGTAACTAACATTTAATTTAAATTAAATAAAGGTAATATAATATGTTTAAAAAAGTAAAACAAGAAGCTGTAAATGTTCAAGATGCCGTTTCAATTAAAGTAGTGTTTGATGATATGGTGACAAGTGGCTTACAAAACAAAGCAAGTGTTGTATTAGGTGACTTTGTTCGTAAAGACACTGAAAGACAAATAGCTATTGCAAAATTGAAAAATGACATTAAAGAAGTAGAAAAAACTATTCTAACTTTTGAAGATGAAATTAAAAAAGAAGAAAGTAAACTTGAAAAAGCAGAAAAAGTATCTAATCAAGCAGGTATTGCAAGAACAATTGCAATTCTTAAAGCTGATATTGCTAAATTTAAAGTTGATATTGATGTACTTAATGCTAAAATCGTTAATCTTGAAACTTTAAGAAGTGCAGCAGCAACTAAAAGAGATTCATTTATAGTAGCTTTTGATGAAAATCCTTTTGATGCACTAGCTAACACTGATTTAGTTAGAGAAGGGCTAAACATTGAACAAGTAAAATTTAACAAAGACACACTAAACATTCTTAACGCTGAATAATTTAGAAGTTAATTTAACAATTTTAGAGGTTACTTACATTAGTGAGTAACCTTTTTTGTTTTATACAATTTAATTTAATTCTAACCTATCTTATAATCATTTCTTCCCCTTCCCATACATCACACTAGCTAAAATATCATTTTCTTCTGTACGGGCTTAAAAAGTGCCTTTAAATTGATTTAACTATTTATTAACAATATTAATACATTGTTGTTGACATTTATGCAACACTATGTTATAATGTGTACATGTTAATCAAACTATTAAGACACTATGAAAGTTATAAACTTTGAAAAAGAGCTTAAAAAAAGAAATAAGCAAATAAAAATCAAGCAACAAGAAGAAACAAAAACAATACTATATGAAGGTGACTTTATCTATAATGAAGATAAGGTTAATGTTGTTATTGATTCAGATACTAATCAAGCTGTTTTAGATTTATATGATGTTAAAACAGACACTAAATATGCAACTCTTGAAGTAGATACTTTTACTTTATTCTTAATATCTAATGCCTTTCTCACTCTTTATTTTGCTTTAGAAAACGAATACTCAATTCATTAAAGGTAATTATGTCAATACAAATAAACAAAGAAGCTAATAGATTATTCACTAAAATAGGAAAAGAAACTTTAAAGGATAGGTATTTACTGCCTAATGAAGATTTTCAAGACATGTTTAAAAGAGTATCAGAAGCCTTTGCAGATGATGAAGAACATGCACAAAGACTTTATGACTATATGTCAAATCATTGGTTTATGCCTGCTACACCAATATTATCTAATGGAGGTACTAATAGAGGTTTACCTATTAGCTGTTATCTACAATATGTAGAAGATTCTATTACTGATATTATAGACAACTGGAAAGAGTCTAGTTTACTTAGTTGCAGGGGAGGCGGATTAGGTATTTACTACGGTGATGTAAGGAGTGTAGGGGAAAGAGTAGGGATAGTTGGTAACACTTGCGGTGTGATTCCTTTCATGAAAGTAAACGATTCTTTAGCTTTAGCAATTTCACAAGGCAACTTGAGGCGTGGTAGTGCAGCCTGTTATTTGCCAATATGGCATGGTGACATAGAAGAGTTTTTAGAAATTAGAAAAGCTTCAGGAGGAGACCCTAACAGGAAAGCATTAAACTTACATCAAGGTGTTTGTATAGATGACAAGTTTATGGAAGCAGTAGAACAAGGTTTAAATTATGATTTAATAAGTCCTAGTACAGGGGCAGTTATTAAGACTGTAAAAGCTAGGGATTTATGGATTAAATTACTTACTTTAAGGTTAGAAACAGGAGAGCCTTATATTGTTTGGATTGATAGATTAAGGGAAGCTACACCTAAACACCATAAGAAGTTAGGTTTGTATCCTGTACAATCAAATTTATGCTCCGAAATAACTTTACCAACTACTAAAGAAAGGACTGCTGTTTGCTGTTTATCTAGTGTTAATTTAGAATATTGGGATTCTTGGAAAGACAATACTTTGTTTATAGAAGATATAATGAGGTTTTTAGACAATGTTTTAACTTCATTTATTAAAAATGCCCCACTGTCTTTTGGTAAGGCAATTACAAGTGCAGTTAATGAAAGGAGTGTTGGCTTGGGTGCTATGGGTTTTCATAGTTTATTGCAATCTAAGTTAATCCCTTTTGATAGTGCTGTAGCTAAGTCATTAAACATTAATATTTTTAAAAACATTAAAACAAAAGTAGAGCAGATTAATGGTAAATTAGCTCGTGAAAAAGGAGCTTGCCCTGATGCCCAGAAAAACAATGAGGAGAAAAGATTTAGTTATACAATGGCTATTGCACCTAATGCAAGTATAAGCGTTATTGCTGGTAGTGTTTCACCAGGTATTGAACCTTACCCTGCTAATATTTTTAACCATAAGTCTTTGTCAGGTACATTTATGATTAAAAATAAATTCCTTGACAACCATATAAAAGAACTGTATAATGATAAGTACGATGAAATATGGAAAGAAATTATTAATAATGAAGGAAGTATTCAAACAATAGAAGTGTTTAGTAAAGAAATAAAAGAAGTATTTAAGACTGCCTTTGAAATAGACCAAAGATACCTTATTACTCATACTGCTGATAGACAGCCTTTCATAGACCAAGCACAAAGTTTAAACATATTCTTACCTTCTACTATTGATAAAAAGTCTTTACATAATATTCATATGGATGCTTGGAAGTTAGGTTTAAAGACTATGTATTACTTGCGTAGTAAATCTATTAGAAGAGCAGAGAAAGTAAGCTTAACTATTAGTAATATAGACGAGTGTCTTTCATGTAATTAAGGAAATAAATACGACTAAAAAATCAATATAATAAATCTAAAAGGGTGGGTAACTGCCCTTTTGTTTTCTTTAAAGGAAAAGATATGACAGAAAATATATTTAGATGGAGAGATACAGAAGAAGAGAAACCCCCTTTAATGGCTTTTGGAAAATCTCACGAAGTTATAGGGCTAGATAAATACAGAAATAGAAAAATTTATGTGTATATTAGGGGTGAATGGTTTTATTCTACTAACTATAGTAGCCAACCTGTTGAACCTCCTGTTAAATGGCACTATTTACCTATGAGACCTTTTTTAACAAGAGATGAAAACCATAACCTATTAGAGATAAAAGATGAGTCTAACAGAACAACAACTTAGTTTCAAACCTTTCACCTATCCATGGTGCTTTCAAGCTTACCAAGAACAACAAAAGGTTCATTGGTTGCCAGAAGAGGTACCTATGGCAGATGATGTAAAGGATTATAATAAACTAACAAATGAAGAAAAAGCTTTATTAGATAATATTTTATGTTTCTTTACTCAAGCTGATATAGATGTAGCTGGTTCTTATTATGATTTATTTATACCTCATTTTAAAAACACAGAAGTAAGAATGATGTTAGGTTCTTTTGCTAACATGGAAGCTATCCATATAGATGCTTATTCTACTTTAGTTGAAACACTAGGAATGGGAGATAAAACCTTTAGTGCTTTCATGGAATATAAAGAAATGAAAGATAAACATGATTACTTAAAACAATTTAGAATGGATAAGCCTTGGTTAGTGGCACAGTCTTTAGCAGCTATATCAGCTTTTGGTGAAGGTTTACAATTGTTTGCTTCTTTTGCTATGCTTATGAACTTCCAAAGGTTTAATAAGATGAAAGGAATGGGGCAGATAGTTACATGGTCTTTAAGAGATGAATCCTTACATGTAGAAAGCATGATTAGGTTATTCAAAGTTTACTTAAAAGAACATGAGAATATAATTAACCCTGAATTACTAGAAAAAGATATTAGAAATATTTGTAATGATGTAATTAGTCATGAAGATAAGTTTATTGATTTAGCTTTTATGTTAGGAGGAGTAAAAGGTTTAACCTCTCTTGATATGAAACAATATATTAGGTATATAGCAGGGGCTAGACTTAATCAACTAGGATACCAGCATGATTTACCTACTGTTAATCCTTTAGACTGGATGAATAACTTACTCGCTTTACCTGAACATGCTAACTTCTTTGAAGTTAGAGCTACAGAGTATAGCAAAGCATCTACTACAGGTAATTGGGGAGATGTGTTTAACGATTAATTTTAAAGGGATTAAAAGATGGAAGCACACCAACCCTGCCCTGATTGTAACTCTAGTGATGGTTTAACTATATACGAAGATGGGTCTTACTGTTTTGTTTGTGAAACTAAGAAAGGTAAAAGAAGTATGTCTACATTAAGTAAGGGTAAGTCTATTGGTTTTAGAGACAGAAACATAAGCACTTCTACAATAGTTAAGTTTGGTGTAACAGCAGAAGGAACTTCTAACGAAATAACTAAACACTACTACCCTTATACTAACTTGAAAGGCGAGCATATAGCTAATAAAGTTAGAATACTCCCTAAGACTTTTACAGCAGAAGGTAAGATGGGAAGTAATGTAGCTTTGTTTGGACAAAACATATTTCCTAAAGGGACTGGACGGTCTATAACTATCTATGAAGGGGAATTAGATGCTATGGCAGGGTATGAGCTAACAGGTAGTTTATTCCCTTCTGTATCGCTTCCTAATGGCTCTTCAAGTGCAGAAGCAGCAATTAAAGCTAACCTAGAATACTTAGAGTCTTTCGATAAAGTAGTTCTTTGTTTTGATAATGATGAACCAGGTAGGAAAGCAGTAGAAAAAGTAGTGGGGTTGTTTAGTGTAGGTAAGTGTAAGATAATGCACTTAGACCATAAAGATGCTTGTGAATACTTAATACTAAACAAACATGCAGAGTTTAAGAAAGCTTGGTTTAAAGCTGAACAATGGATGCCAGAAGATATAGTTTGCTCTAACCAAATGTTAGAAAGGATACAGAGTAAAAAGAAAGTAGAGTCAATTGAGTATCCTTGGTTAGGTTTAAATGAAATGACTTATGGTATTCGTAAAGGTGAATTAGTTATGTTCACAGCTAAAACAGGTAGAGGTAAGACACAGTTTCTTAGAGAGATAGAGTACCATATACATAAACAAAAACCAGATAGTAAGATAGGTACATTATTCTTAGAAGAACAACCAGAAGAATCTGCAGAAGGTTTAATGAGTATTCATGCTAATAAACCTTTTCATTTACCTGATACAGAGTTTACTACAGAAGAACACACTAAAGCTTTTAATGAAGTGTTAGGTAAAGGAAACTTTTACTTCTATGAAAACTTTGGTGAAGCAGATATAACTAGACTTATTAATAGAATAAGGTATTATGTTAAAGGTTTAGATTGTGAGTATATTATCTTAGACCATCTATCTATTATTGTTTCAGGACAAACTAATGGTGATGATAGAAGTGCTTTAGATGAAATAACAACTAAATTAAAAGCCTTGACAGTTGAGTTAAATGTTGCTATAATAGGTGTAGTACATTTAAATAGACAAGGACAAATAAGAGGAAGTGCTGGAGTAGAACAGCTTAGTAATACAGTTATACATTTAGAAAGAGATGTAGAAAATGAAGACCCTCTTATTAGAAATATTACTAAAGTAACTGTATGGAAGAATAGATTTGCAGGTAAAACAGGGGTAGCTGGTTACTTAGCTTATGTGCCTAAGACTGGCAGAATTATTGAATGTCCTCCACCTGATAATGCTGATGAATTTTTTAAAGAGTGAGGTTAAAATGAAAATACTAGAATTAATTAGAGAAATAAAAACACTACATCCTGAACTAAGGGTAGGACAAATAATTGATAATGCCCTTGCTACTGTGGCAAGACCTAACACAGACATAGACATATTTTATATAGCTGATATTACTTTAGAAGCAGGTTTAGAAATGACACTAAAGACTATTAAAGAAGATGAACCTAAAAAGAAACTCACATAACGGAGCAGGGTATTATGTTAATTAAAAATAAAGCACAATGTAAAAGATGTAAATATATAATTGAGTCTAAACATAGACGTGATTTTGTTACTTGTAAATGTGGTTCTATATCTATTGTTGGTGGATTAGATTACCGAAGAGAAATAGGAGACCTACATAACTTTGAAGACCTTTCAGAGTATAAACTTTTAGAAGGAGAAACAAATGCCAACTAACCCATATGACTATTTATCTATACAGGAATCTCCACCTGATTACATGGGGGATACTACATCAAGTTCTTCACATACTCTTTACTCAACACCAGCTACATTGAATTATGTAGGGGCTTATAACACAAGTAGACCTTCATCAACTGTTGGAATGTCAGTTGATGAAACTATTGTAAATCAAAGTGCTGTTAGTAACTGGGGTTCTTATGAAAGGTTTGTAATAGGTTTGCCTTTTGAAGCTGTCCCTCTACCTAAAAAGAAAAAATCTATGAGTAATCCAGATTCTTACCACTGTGATGTCCAAGCGTTCCCGGAGGATAAAAAAAAAGGATACTGGAGGCTTACTATAAAGTTTGATGAAGCTCTTCTGTATGAAGAGGCGTTTCCTTCTATGACAGAACTAGAAGATAAATTACATGAAGTTCTAGGACACTTAATAAAAACTGGAAAAAGATTAGAAGAAGGTGGTTTATGAAAGTTATTATAGATATAGAAGCAGACAGTTTAACACCTACTAAAATCTGGTGTATTGTTTGTTTAGATATATCTACAAATAACTTACATGAATTTTATGGAGAAACTTTAAAAGACTTTAAAGATTTTTCTAAACAGGTAGAGAAGTTTATAGCACATAATGGAATTTGTTATGATATTCCAGTGTTAAATAGACTTTTAGATTGTGACATTAAACTAAGTAAAGTTGTGGATACTTTAATATTGTCTAGGTTGTTTAATGTCACTAGAACAGGAGGTCATAGTTTACGAAACTTTGGTCAGTTATTTAGATTTCCTAAGCAAGAGTTTGAAGACTTTAGTAAGTTTAGTGTAGAGATGCTAAAGTATTGTAGACAGGATGTTCTATTAACTAAAAAAGTATATGACTTCCTGTTAGTTGAAGGAGAAGGGTTTAGTCCAGATTGTATTCAGATTGAACATTCTATACAACACATTTTACAGAAGCAAAAAGAGAATGGGTTTTATTTAGACCAAGAGAAAGCTTTAAAACTTAGAGAAGATTGTTTATCTCTAATGAAAGAAATAGAGTTTGAAGTAGAACAAACTTTTAAACCTAAGATTTCATTAGTTAGAACTGTTAAGCCTAAGTATAAAGCTAATGGTACTATGTCAACTGTAGGACTAAATAGATTTGAGAACCCTTTAGAAGCAGTAGGTGGAGAGTTTAGTCTTATTCAATACACTCCATTTAATATGTCTTCTCCTAAGCAAGTTGTAGAAAGAATGTATGGATATGGTTGGAAACCTGTAGTGTTTAATAACCCTTCTCCTACTATGAAGAAGCAAGGAATTAAAAGAGGCTCTCCTAAAGTTTGTGTAGAGAACATTAATACGTTACCTGATACAGCCCCTAAAGCAGCTAAACGTATAGGGACTTATCTAATGTGTTCTAATAGAGCAAACTTAGTAGAACAATGGTTTAGTTCTTTAGGTTCGGATGGAAGAGTACATGGTGATGTTATAGGTTTAGGAGCTAATACACATCGTATGGCTCACATTAGACCTAACATGGGTAATGTACCTTCATTAACTTTAGATGATGATGGTCACCCTAAGCTAGGTTTAGAAGGTAGGTTTGGTTTTGAATGTAGAGATTGTTTTACAGTCAAAGACCCTACTAATAGAACTTTAATTGGTGTAGATGCTAAAGCTATTCAACTTAGAATCCTAGCACATTATGTAAACAATAAAGAGTTTACAGATGCTATGATAAATGGGGATATACATCAGTTTAATAGAGAAGCTTTAGGGCTAGGTTCTGTTACTAATGGAAGAGCTATAGCTAAGACCTTCATCTATGCGTTCCTTTTAGGTGCTGGAGACCCTAAATTAGGTTCTATAGTAGGAGGTACTAAATGGGACGGAATTGCTCTTAGAGCCAAGTTTATGGACAGTGTAACAGGGTTAAAAGAAATTAAACTACAGAATGAAAGAGATGCTAAGAGAGGTTACTTTAAAGGTTTAGATGGAAGGAAACTTCCTATTAAATCGGCTCACTTTGCTTTATCTTCTTACTTGCAAGGAGGTGAGGCTGTGATAATGAAAGCTGCTTATATTGAATGGTACAATAAAATATTAAAACAAAAACTAGATGCTAAAGGTGTAGCTATCGTACATGATGAATTTCAGATAGATAGTTTAAAGTCAGATGCAGAAGAAGTTAGTAAGATAGTTGTACAATCAATAAGAAATACTACTAAAACATTTAAACTAAACTGTCCTATGGATGGTGAATCTAAATTAGGTTTAACTTGGGCAGGGACACATTAGTAAATGAAATTAATAGTCATATTATTATTACTAACTGCCTGTGATTTTCCTAATAGAGGGGATGATGTTAGTTATGCTTCATACGATTATGCCTATGAAGTCGCTAAACATGAATGTGAAAGTAAAGCTAACCAAAGTCTGTATGATTGTTTAAAAGAAATGGATTTTGATAATAATGATTTAATAATAAAAGAAGAATAAGAATCCCTTTCGAGGGTTGATTAGGGTGGTGTCGTATTAATTTAAATGATGCTAGCGAAAATAGAACCCGATTAAGTTAGAGTCGGAGGTAAGGGTTTAAGTCCCTTATACGATTTAACACCACCCTTTAACATGGGCAATTATACAGCTAAAGACGCTGTTCGGACTGTAAATCCGCTGTGAAAACTGGATAGGAGCGTTACCTATATTGCCCACCAAAAAAAAATGAGGAGTTAAGAAAGAAGTTGACATTAGACTAAACTTACTATATAATACTAAAATAAACAAACCTAAATTTAAATTAAAGGAGACTACACAATGGCAATAATTAGAGGAAAGGCTTACTGGACACACATAGCTGCACCTAACAATAAAGGTAAATTCCCTTCAAATAAATATGAAATAGTAATACAAGAACTAGACCCTAAATCTATAGCAGTTATTAAAGAGTTAGGTATGGGTAAGTATATTAAACCTATTGCCCCTGAAAACCCAGCTAAAGGTTTTAAAGTTAAACTAAAAAATAAGAATAGACCTTTGATGGTTAATACTAAGAAAGTACCTTACCCAGAAGATACATTAGTAGGTAATGGTAGTCAGGTTATTTGTCAAATAGGTACTTACACAAGTGAATGGGGTACATTTATTAACTGGACTAAGATGATGGTTGAGAAACTTGTAGAGTTTCAAGACGATAGTAATTGGGAAGAGTTTGAAGAAGAAGGTGTTGTAGATGCAGATGATAGTAATCCTTTTCATGGATTAGAAGATGATAAGTTTGCAGCTATTGATTAATTTTATAGGTTTAATTATGTCTAACACTCCAATATTTTTATTTACTACTTGTGTTCTAGCAGGTCTTCTATATTGTTTTGCTATTTGGATGATATTAACGGCTAGTGAAAACACCTATTTAAAGAAACAGAAAGAACTATACTATAGTTGTTTTAAAGATAATTTAACATTAAAAGATTGCCTAGTAAAGGAATAGTAATGAAAACCATTGACACTTTAGTAGAAGATATTTATTCTATCTTTGATACAGGTATTGAAATCCCTGATGTTCTAATTGAAGAACTTGGTAACAATATTTCAAAGACTATCAAAGAGAGACTATTGTCTTATAAAACAAAGAAAGAGTCTTACCTTAGACCTAGTAACTTAGGTAAAAAAGATAGACAACTTTACTATGAATTAAATAATTATAAACAAGAAGAACTGATACCTTCTACTAAAATCAAGTTTTTATATGGTGATATATTAGAGCAATTACTTTTAATGTTTGTTAAACTATCTGGACATACAGTTACAGGTGAACAAGATAAACTAAGTATTGATGGAGTAGAAGGAAGTAGAGATTGTGTTATTGATGGTGTAACTATAGACATTAAATCTGCTTCCTCTTATTCATTTAATAAGTTTGTAGATGGGAGTATTAGGACTAATGATGCCTTTGGTTACATTACACAATTAAGTTATTACACTCAAGGAGATACTAATACTAACCAAGATGAAGCTGCTTTCTTAGTAATTGATAAAGTTACTGGTAAGATTTGTTTATCTAAGATTGATTTCTTAGATATAGTCGATGTTAAAGAAAGAATAAAAGAAATTAGAAAGTCTACTAATAACCTTAATGAGCCTCCTCCTAAGTGTTATGAGGATGTTGCTGTAGGTACATCAGGTAACAGAAAGTTATCTATGATGTGCTTCTATTGCCCTTTTAAAGAAGAGTGTTGGAAAGATAGTAATGATGGTAAAGGTTTAAGAAAGTTTAAATATTCTACAGGCATTGAATACTTTACTCATGTAGAAAAAGAACCTAAAGTTGAGGAAATAATATGATACAAAAAAATATTAATGAAGACATAAGTGTAATAGTCAGTGAATCTGATGGGTGGTTTATGGCTACAAGTCCACAGATGCCTGAATTAATTATCTGTAATAGAGATATTAATGTGCTTCATAAAATAATGCCAGAATGTATAAAAATTCTATATAAAGTTAATCATTGTAAAGATGTAAATGTTGAAGAGATAATATGATACCAAGTTCAGCTAAACAGAAGGGCAGAAAGTTTCAGCAATTTATTAGGGACTTAATTCTTAAATACTTTAAGGAATTAGAACCAGATGATTGTAGAAGTACAAGTATGGGAGCAGGAGGCGAAGATGTACTATTATCCCCTAGAGCTAGGAAGCTGTTACCTATTTCTATTGAATGTAAACACAGAAAATCTTTTTCAGTATATTCTATTTATGAACAAGCACAAAGTAACGCTGGAAAATATGAACCAGTTGTTTTCCTAAAAGGTAATCATAAACAACCATTAGCAATAGTTGATGCGGAATACTTAATTAAATTAATGAGAAAAGTAAATGAATAAAATACATTTAGTAATTCCAGATAGTCATGCTAAACCTAATGTTTCTAATAATAGGTTTGATTTATTAGGGAGGTTAATAGTAGATTTAAAACCAGATGTTATTATAAACATAGGTGACATGGCAGATATGGAATCTTTATGTATGTACGATGTAGGTAAAAAATCATTTGAAGGTAGAAGATACAAGAAAGATATTGAAGCTGTTATAGATGCTCAAGAGAAAATGTTTTATTATTTAAATGAATATAATGATAAACAAAGAAGACTAAAACAAAAACAATACAAACCTGAATTACATTTCTGTTTAGGTAACCATGAAGAAAGAATTAATAGAGTTGTAGAATTACAACCACAGTTAGAAGAAACAATAAGTATAAAGGATTTAAGATATGAGGAATTTGGTTGGACACTACATCCATTTAAGTCACCTGTGGCTATTGATGGTATTTTATACAGTCATTACTTCACCTCTGGTATTATGGGGAAAGCTATCTCTTCTGTACACACGGCTTACACCTTACTTCAAAAGAAACACCAAAGCTGCACCCAAGGACACTCACACCTCTTAGACTATTGTACATTAACTACAGGTGAAGGTAAGAAGTTACAAGGGTTATCTTGTGGAAGTTTCTTAGAGAAAGACCAGTTTGAAAGTTATGCTGGCGTAGAGTCTAATCAAATGTGGTGGAGAGGCTTAATAGTAAAACATATAACTACTAATGGTTATGATTTAGAAACAATATCAATAGAAAGATTAGAGGAGATTTATGGAAATTGACAGAATAATAGAAGACCTAGAAGAGCAAATAGCTCTAGGTAAAAGTATAAAAGAAGAAGTAGATGTTTTGTTTCTTACAAGGAGGGACTATGATACTTATAGAAAATATATAGATAGCCTACCTGCTCCTAGAGTAAGCGGTAAGTATAAAGGAATTAAAATAGAGATAATGAAATTATGAAAGTAGAATATGTAGACCACTTAGGAAATGATTTATCTGTAGTTAATGCAGCTAGAGTTTCCTTTAGTAAAGTATCAGAAACATTAGAAGAGAAAGATGAGAAGCTAATTAAATACTTAGCTAAACATAAACACTGGACTCCTTTTGCTCATACAGCTATTACACTTAGAATCACTGCCCCGATTCCTATAAGGACTCAATGCTTTAAACACAAGCAAGGTTTTGTAGAGAATGAAGTAAGTAGAAGGTATGTGTCTTATACTCCAGAAGTGTTTAACCCTGTATGGAGACATAGTAGTAGAAATAAGAAACAAGGTTCTTCAGGTAAGATGGAAGGTACTAGACTTGTTCAAGAAATATATGATGAGTCTGTAGAGAAAGCTATAGAAGCTTATATTCTTTTAATTGGTTTTGGAGTATGTGAGGAACAAGCTAGGTTTGTTTTACCTCAAGGTGTTTATACTGAGTGGGTATGGACAGGTTCTCTAGCTGCTTATGCTAGGTTCTATTCTTTAAGGTCTAAAGAAGATGCACAATTAGAAATACAAGAATTAGCAAAACAAATAGGAGATATAATTAAACTTTTATTTCCTGTATCATGGGAGGCACTAACAAATGAGTAAACAACTAGAACTATTTGAAACTATTCAATTACCTGAATGTCCTATTGCAGGGGAGTTAATGAAAACAGTTAAAGCTAGAGCAGATAAAGGTATGGAAACCTATGAAACTACTCTAGCTGGTAATCCTGCTTCTACTAAAGAATGGATAGACCATACTATAGAAGAGTTATTAGATGCTGCTAATTACCTTTTGCGGTTGAAGAAGAATCTTTAATCCCTAATAAATATTTTTTATAAGCTTCAAAAGATACAGCCCTATTAGAGTGATACGGAAAAAAGGTTTCTAAATCTCTTAATAGGGCATCAGCTACTGGATTACCTGCCTTATTAGTAGCTTCATTATAGTTTAAATTTTTTATTCCTATCTTACTAAATATAGTTTCTACATACTGTATTCTCTCATCAGCAATCTTCTGTAGCTTACCAGATGTCATACTATCCTGATTTAGTTTAACTAAAGCGTTCTTCATTTGAGGTCTATTAAAAAGATTAGAAAACTTCACAATATCTTCTTCCCCATTTCCTAAATCATTAGAAGCTTTAACCAGCACTCCTAAAGAGTTAGTGATACCCACTCTATGTTCAGGAGTAGTAGTGTCAAAGGCTTTTAAACCTTCCTTCAAAGTAGCTTCTGCTGCTTTAAATACTCCTTTTTGTTCTTTAGGGCTAAATGAATCAAAAGGCTTACCATAAGCAATAGCTTGTGTACTACTATTTAGCAACTGACTATAAGTAGGTTTTTCACTTTCTCCTGTGTAATCAGTAGTAATAGAAGTTAAAGTTCCACTTGTTGTAAAATCTACTTCTGCTGTATTTAAACCCTCAGAGTCAAAAGCTATTTTATCAAAAGGTATCCCTGAATTACTTGCAACATAAACAATAGGGTATGCCTTAGCGATAGTCATCTCCCCTTTACTCTGTATAACACTAACATTCTTTGAAAGCCTACTTGCTAAATCTTTATCCCCTGTGAATAATTTAGTGAATTTATCCGCTTGGTTTCTAAACTTAGCTTCAAAGTAATCTGCGTCAGCAGAAGTAAGACCAGCATCTAGAGCTTCTTTCCTTAACTGCATAGCAGAATCTTCAGTACCTTTAATTACAGATTCGTTAAGCATTTGTTCTTCAACTGTGGTTGCTTTACCTTGGTTGACAGTAGAGGTAAACTCGCCTATTCGGTTTTGTAATACACCTAACTTTTGTTCAGCAAAATTTTCATAGACATGTTTCTCAAATTCAGTTCTTCTAGCCTCTACTCTTCCCCCCTTATCTACATTGTTAAGTTCTCTTATCTTTAGTTGTTGAGTTAAAGCATCACTTCTTAGTTGATTCTTTTGGTTAATTAAGCTTATAGTGTATTGTCTTTCTTGCTCTTTTGCACCAAACTCCATCATAGCATCTTGGTCAAAAGTACCATCAGCTTTTCTAGGGGCAAATCCAGATTGAGCAGCACTATTTATAAACATCTGCTTAGCTTGAGACTGTCTATTCCTTTCTTCTTCAGAATTATACCTAGATGCAGCGTCTATTTGTGCATTAGCATCAGTACCCCTAATAGTTATACCAATGTTTCTAACTTCAGGGGCTAAGTCTGGGTAAGCTGTGACAACAGAAGTTATATACGCACCATCCCTTATATCCCCTTCACTAGGCTTTAATGTACCCTGAACAATAGCTTGTTGAGTCTTAGCCATTTGAGCCGCAACCCCTTTAAGCACTTTATTTTGTTGATAGTCTTTATACTCTGCTGCACCTAACTTAGATAGGGCAGAAACAGCATTGATAGCGGTAGCTAGACCATTGTCTACAGGGTCTCCAGCAACTTGTTTAAATACTTGTTGTGAAGCTTGCGGTGTATCTAGTTGGGTTTGAAATATATTACTCATTAAATTTCCTCTCTTTTTTTCTTCTCTCTTCTAATGTTTCTTCTCCATACTCTTCTTGTGAAGTTTTAGAAAAGAATTTCTTTTTCTTTAATCTATCTCTTATCTCTTCTTTATGAGGGGTGTTCAATAATCTTTTAGCTAAAGTAATAAGAGCATCGTGGTGTATTCTACCTGCTTCAGTAGAAGTATCCACCTTCTTTGCCTTTTGTCTTAGTTCAAAGATAGCTTTAGCAGTTTTATCAAATACTTTACTTTGACTCTTTAGTAAACCATAGTTATTATAAACAGCCATTTCCTTTGTAGTTTTAAAACCAAACATAGTAGTTAAAGCTTCTGACTTAGTCATGCCTTCTACTAAAGGAACTTCTGATTTAGAGTATAAAGTACCAGTATTAAAGGCATGATACCCTCTCATAGTATTAGTCCAGCCAGTAGATATTTTAGACATCTCTACTAAAGCTTCTCTAGTTAAAGGTACTACTAAATCTGGTGTATAAAACACTTGAGAGATAAACATGATAGCGTTATCACTACTATCCCATACTTGAGAAGCCTTAGCTCCTAAAGCACCTGTAGCCCAATCTATGAGTTTTGTATCTTCACTTGTCATAGTAGCAAATACAGAACCAATACCTCTAGGGTCAATAGAATTAGAAATATCTATTATACTTTCACCATCTGCATCTGAAAACAAATAGTTAGTAGCACCATTTTCTAGTAACTGAATAGTCTTCTTATCTTCTACACCTAACTTACCTTTAGCCCATTCAGTGTACATATTAGTACCTGTACCAAAAGCAACTGTAGTAGCTGTCCAGAACTTAGCTTTCTCAGCAACACTTCTTTTCTGTCCTACAGTCATAGCTTGGAAAGACTTCCAGAAGAAGTTCTTAAACCTCATTATAACACCAGAGACTTCATTCTTAGATAGATTACTTTGAAGGGAAGACTTCATATTAAAACTAAGCTTATCAGCTTCTCTTATAATCCAACCAGCAGCTTTCGCATCGTTAATCTTAGGAGTACCATAGAGTTCTTTATACCTTAAATAAGCCACTCTAAACACAGTGTTCTGGTTTAACATCTCACCTGTTTCCATAGCGATAGTTGACTTGTCAATAGCTTTATCAATTAAATCAAATGCCCACCCACTTTTACCTGTTGCAAGTTTTTGTTTAGCCATATCTATATGGGATTGATGAATTGAAATATATCCTGTTTTTTCTTTAAAGGCTATATAGCTTTCAAACTCCTTACCATTGTCAAACCCAAGTAGATTCATTAATGGTTTGTTCTTACTTAAAGCTTTAGGGATACTTTTATCTATATGTCCTAAAGAAGTAAACATAGAACTACCCATTGACTGTAGAGCTTTTACAGGGTCTTGTATAGCAGTAGTAACAAAACCACCAATGCCTTGTGTAAAGAATTGAGAAGCATTTAAGCCAAATTGGGTAGTGTATAGGAAGTTGTTTGCCTTTTGCAAAGCATTAAAGTCAGCAGCATTAGTAACTTTTTTAGCTAGTTTAGATTCTATTAATTCACCTTTGTCATTATAAACAGCAGGTTCAATAGATAGATTATTATGGTCTAAGTATTGTACTAACTTCTCTATATTTCTATCTTTAATTTTAGATAAGGTAGACTTATACCCTAAGCCTCTTTGCATTGCTTGTAAGGTAGTTATTAGTCCTTGATAGTTAGGGTCTGCCTTACCTAAGATATTAGGTGTTAAAGCATCTTCTCCTGCTGTAAATATCATTTCAGGACTAGAGTCCCTATACTCTGGTTTTAATACCTTAAGAGCTTTAGCAGTAGCAGTAAATTGATTAGCTATCCTTTTAGTGTAATCCCCAGCTAGACCATAGTTAATAATAGAACCAATAGATTTCTCTATAGCTTCTTGAGGGTCTAATACTTTAGCATACTTCTCTTGAGGGTTTAGAAGCCTTTCTCCTCTTGAGGCAAACTTTTTCTTTTTATTAGTAGTTAGCCAAGAAGATGCACCTGTATGGTTCTCATCAATGTAAGATGAGTTAGCAGTGTTGTAAGCTAAAGGTATCTCTTTATCACCTCTAACTTCCAAAGCGTGTTTAAGACCAAACATGCCCTCGTCTACAGCCTTAGTCATATTATCTAAATCAACTAAAGCTGTTTGACTTATAATGTCTTCTGCTTCTTCTTGGGTTAACTGTTTACCTTTATTAGAATAGATAAACGTACCATCTTTATTGATACCTTTAACAGGATAGTAAGTAATCCTACCGCCTTCTTCTCCAAGTTCATTCAAGCTTCTATAGGCATTTCTAGCATTCTCTAATTTAGATGTATGGGCTACTAACTCTCTTCTGTTTTCAGAAGTATAGTGAGTTAAAGGGTTTTCGTTAATAGTAGAACCATCGTTTGCTTTAGATGTTTTAGCTTGTTTACTAAACCACTTCCCTTTATAAACAACCCTACCACCAGCTCTATAATTAACTTGGAAAGGGTCTAAAGGGTTAGCTTTAAAGTCACTAGGTTTTACTAATAGATATTTGATTACCTCCTTTGTGTCTTCTACTTGGGTTGTATCTTCTAATTGAATTACTTTATAATCTTTGTATTCTTCTAATAGGTTTGAACTTCTTAATTCTCCTTTATTAAATATCTTCTTATCTGAAGGTGAGTAAACTCTAAAAGAATCAGTAGCTGTTAAGGTAGGTTTTACTATACCATTACCACTGTATTCAAAGTCAGTTAGTCTGATATTAATCTCTTCCATACCCATAGTAGCTTTACGGGCAAACTCATTATAGTTTTCTAAAGCATATTGAGTATCATTAATTTCTCTGTAAGCTTTGTAACTATCCCAAGCTTTATCAGAGTTAACTCCATCTCCAAGCCAATTTTTCTTGCTAAGTCTATTATAATGAGTATCAAACTCATCTCTATTAAACCAAACACCAGTTCTACCTTTCTCATCTGCAACAGCATCTCTACCTATAGCAGCTATGTCATTAACGATACCTAAGTCTTCTTTAGATACTTGTTTAACATATCTTGTAAGTAATGGGTTTATTATTTGGTTTCTTATAACATCTCTTGCGTTATCTGCAATACCTATATCTTCTAATAGATGGTCAGGTAAGAACTCTGCTGGTTCTGTTATAAACCTAGTTAATTCATTCTTAGCTAGGATACTTGTAGAACCAAAGTCTATAGGTGAAGTGAATCCAGTTTCAGTCACTACTTTCTTGTGTACAGGGTAATACATACCTGTATCTGTTTTAACTATCTCTACTTCTAAACCTTCAGTTTGATTCTTAGCTATCTGTTCTGATTTATAACCCAAGCCTTTACCTTTAGTACCTAGATAAATATTAGCTGTATGAACTCCATTCTCTTGAGTTATTCTTATATCAGCAACACTATGCTCTGGGTATAAACCTATTATCTCTTCTTTAGTTTTGTTTATAGCAGAAGTTAATTCATCTCCTTGTAGTCTACCTACACCAAAGGTTATTCCTCTGATTTGTTCTACTACTTTACTAGCTTTAATTTGTGCATCTCTAATTGAAACAGCACCAGATAAACCCACATCAGGTTTTATATCTAAAGGAGTTTTAAGTATAGTAGGAGTAGCAGCTTCTACAGCATCATCTGTTTTAGTCATCTCTTTCATTAGAGGATGAATATTAACATCATCTGCTAATACTTCTCTAGCTACAGCAGCAGCTCCTTCTGTATCACCTAGACTATCCATCATCTTAATAGGGTCTTCAGATATTTTCTTATAAGGGGCTACTTTAGATTTTAAAGCTTTTAAACCTCTATAACCTTTAATTAAACCAAAGATTACACCTTCACCTGCTACGTTTAAAGCAGTAGATTCTATAGCTTGTTTAGCTTTATTTTCCCAAGGACTATCTTCATTTCTATCTGCTAACCACTGGGTTACTGGTGTCTTTGTACTAGGGAACTTTTCTATCATTAAGTCTACAGCAGACTCTGTACCTCTAAATATAGAAATATCAGCTAGTACCCCAGCAGAGGCAAACCTTAAAGCATTTAAGCTAAGAGAAGTAGCTTTAGGTATCTTAGTAACTATGCTAGCCATACCCAATGTAAAGGCAGATATAGTCTCAGCTACATCACCTACTACACCTGTTTTAAATTGAGGTAACGTATCTTTGTTTACTTGGTTCATTACAGCTTTTCTTAATGCTATACCATCACCATCTTGAGCTATTAAGTCCCAATAAGCTTTAGGTAATAGTTCATTAATGTTATCTGCAATACCTTCTAAGGCAGCAGGAACTCCATTAGCTACTCCTTTAAGAACATCTGTACCTATGTTACCACCATTTGAGTTAGCAGAGTAAGCTAAGTCTACCCAAATATCAGCAGCTTTATCAAAGAAACCTAATTGTTCTTCTTCATCTATCTTTTTACTAACTAACATCTGTGAAGATAGTAAAGCTTGTTTGTTATCTAGTAATTCAGAATCACTGTTTAGGTTATCATTTCTAAATGTATCTAAAGCATTAAACTCAATAGAGTCTGGGAGTAAATTCTCTTGAGATTGTTTAGCAACATTTAAAGCCCCTTCAGCTAAAACACTATCACCATTAGCTACTCCTTCTGCAAACAAACCCCTTTGAGCTTTTACATTGTTTAGTTGTTCAATAGCAGCTAAATTATCTCTAATCTCATTCTCTTTACCTGCATCAATAGCAGTTTTATTGTTTTGAAATAGAGTGCTAAAGTCTGTATCAGACTCAGGTGAAAGGTTTTGTTTAGCTAAGCTTGCTTCTATAGCTGTTCTTTTATTCTGTAATTCAGAATTAGTTCTAGTAGGCTCTGGAGATAATGAAAAACCTTGAGAAGGAGTATCATCTGAAAGTGAAAATGACATTATGCTGTTCCTGTAGCTTTCTTATTAAAGGCATCAAATCCACCTGCACCTGAGAATATAGTTGTACCTAGACCAGCTACAGAAGAACCTATATTAGCAGAAGAAGTATATTTATTAGCTCTGCTTTCAAATATAGAGGCATCCACTAAAGCTCTATTAGCTACATCAGTTAATCCTGTTTGTGTATCTAAGAAAGATAAGTTAGATGCACCTTGAGAGCCTAGAGAGCTTACAGAGCCTTGTTCTCTACTTGAGCCACCACCTGCACCACTGGCAACACCAGCTTGTATAGTAGCACTCCTAGCCAATCTATTACTCTTAATAGCCTCTCTTCTAGCTCTAGCTTGTTGTAGTTCTTGTTGTTTAGCTTGAGCAGCTACAGCCCTTCTTGAAGCGTCAGTAGATTTTGCTTGTTCTTTTTGAGCCTTATTAGCTTTGTTAGCAGAATAGAGTGTACCCCCTACTGCTGCTGTTGCACCTACTACTGCTGCTGTAGCTGTGATAGCTGCAGAATAAGTTGTTGCAAACGCTACTATTGCTGTTGTTATTGCACCCATTAAATTACCTTCCTATAACTATTTTCCATAAGAGTGTATCCTTTACTTTTATAAACTCTATCTAATACTTTAGACCCTAAGTCTTCCATAGAACACATTACAATCATATTAGCATCATTGGTCTTTGCCCATATTTCAAAAGCATTAAATAAAGGTTTACCAACTTTACCTCTAAAAGCAGGTAATACCCACCATGCAAATTCATTAGCAATCTTAAAGTTCTTATTAGTATAATGTGGACTAATCCCACCTGCTATTGAACCTTTAATACCATCTTCATCATAAACTAAAACAGTAGCGTTTGTACTATGAATTAAATTTAGAATCCAAATCTTTAAATCATTTTCATTAAAAGGGATACTTTCATTAATTTTAGATTCTTTTAGAAACTCAACACTCATTAAATAAAGTATTTCTAAATCATTTATTGTAGCTTCTCTAATCATTATGGTCTAGTCTCCCCTGTCATCATAATCCCCCAACCAAGTAAATTAAAATCTTTACCTGATTCACTATAGAACTTTAAGCTTAATGATTCTCCAAACCCTCTTAGTTTGTTTTTAGTTATTATAACAGGAAACCCACTATCAAAGCCTAAGTCACCTAAAACAGGTAAAGGGTTTTGTCTAAACCTATACACTTGTTGAGCAGCACTCCACTTGTTTGAATTAACACTATCTGACCATTGCCATTGGGCTTGTAGAAAACAAGAAGAAGGATTTTGTAGAATGTAATCTCCATCCCCTGTTAATTCCCAAGCATCTTCAGTTCTTTTAAAGTAAGTATTAATATAAACTATTTGTTTATCTCTCATTATATCTTCTGATAAATCATAACCAGTAACAATATAAGAAGAGAAATCTACTCCTACACCATCAGAAGTTTCCCAATCAAAGAAGCTTCTACTATTTAATTCAGAGAAAGTATAACTAGAGAAACTACCTGAAGGGATTAAAGTTAAGAATTTTAAAAATGTATTAGTTCCCCCAGTAGTAATTACAAGGTCAGTTAAAGATACCCCAGAGTCTGTTACTGTTAAAGCACCATCTGTTACTACTTCATTAGTAGTTATTATATTAAGGTTTGAAGTATTAAATAAACTTGCTGGGTAAGGAGTGTTAGAAGCTAACTCACTAAACTTCCAAGGGTAGAAACTACCTAACCTTAAATCAAATAATAAAGCTCTATCAAATTGGTTTAAGTTAGTCCCAGTATCATCTTCTTTGTATAACCAAACGACTGTTTTACTTGCTCTATCATATTGTGCTTGTGCATTTAATTTAGCTGTAGCAGTAATGTTACTATCATAGAAAGTTTGAATAGTAGATTCAGTTAAATTCTTAACACTCAAGTTCTTAGCTATACTGTTTACTTCTAAAGTATAAATACCTTGATTAGACCACCAGATAGGGATTCCTTCTACTTCTGTTAAAGAATCACCAGAGATACAATTAACTTTACTTACATCTAATACATCATAAGAAGCAGCAGTAAAGCCAGTATCAGTACCTGTTATAGCCCAGATACCATTGTCAGCAAATACAACTAGAAACCTATCTAAAGGTACAAGTTTTTTAATAGTACCTATTTGAGGAATACTTATAACTCCTCCATCTGCATCTGCTAGTATAGAATCATTCTCAGAAGTAGGGTCTGCTGTTTGATGACAGTAACCTACATTCTCAAAACTATCAAATAAGATTTGAGAGAAGTAAAGGTTAGAACCAACACTTGAACCTTGTACACCTGAGTAGAAAACTCTCCCTGAAAAGAAGGCTACCGACTCAGGTCTGTTAAGGACAGATTCAACTGTAATACCTGAAACACCAGAAACTGTACTTCTGTCTTTAAAGAAAGCATTAAGAATAAATCTTCCTCTAGGTGCTGGAGTATTACCAAAGTCTTGCTTAGATAATAAAGTAGGACTAAAGTTTTCATCTGTATCTTTACCAATAAACCAAATCTGGTTATTAGAAGGATACTTAGATTGAGAACTATAGTAAGTAGTTATTAAACTTGTACTAACTCCTGGAGGGTTAACCCAACCTTGATTCTTTAAATTGTACTCATGTGCTGTAGACAATGATGTAGGATTCTCATCAACTGCTAAACCATCACTTAACCCATTAAAGTCTCTAACCTCTACAGTAATCTCTGTAGTAGAAATAGTATCAGTTACAGAATCGTAAGTAATATAGAAAGGGTTTACTTTCTTAGAAACAACAAAGCAGATACCCTTACCAGAGGCGATAGAAACTTTTTCTGTCTCTGCTCCTGATTGCCCTGGAGCTAGATAAGTAGTTAAATCTGCTGTAAAGCTTTTCTCACCAGCACTTACTGAACTTTCACCTAGGTCATGGAAGTATAGTGTACTTCCTATTTGTATTACAAGAAAGTTTAGATTCCCATCACCTCCTACTGCTTCCCAAGTATGTGTACTTACTGCCGTAGTACCAATATTACTACTATCAAAAGTATTAGTAGACAAAGCATAATCAGTTTCATAGTCAATCCCTAACCTTCTTTGTCTATTACCTTTAATAGTAGGTATGCAATTTAGTTCATCTAAAGAAGCATTTTCTGGAAATGTTAAAGCTTCGGCTTCTGTTATCAAGCCTTTAGTAAAGTTTACATACTTTTTTACAGTAGTATTTCTAGCCATTATTTAACTTTTTTATCTTTTGTGTTTACAGTTTCTTCTTCTTCAACTTCTTCTTTCTGTCTTTCATTAATACTTTTAATCCAATTAAGGATAGCTGCACTAGCTAAAGACCTACTAGTAAACTTCTGCCCTTTTAAATGTTCGGGTAAGTTAGTACCATGTGGGTGTATAGTGTATAAGCCATATTGACCATCAGGGATTACTTCTATCTTCTTTCCCTTTGGGGTTTCATACATTTCATATTTTATATAATTGTTTTCATTCATTATCTTTTTCTTCCAAAGTCTGGGGTTGATTTAGTATTTGCTGCTTTAACTCTATGCCTTTTATTTTGTAAGTTATTCTGATGTCTCTTAGCTATTTGTTCTATCTTAGGGTTACTTGCTTGTGTGGCATTAATAAATGCTAAACTTTTAGCTTCTGCTAACAGTAATGGAAACAAGTCAGAATCTAAATCAGGTACAAAACTATTACTAGCTGTCCAAGTAGGTTCAATAGTAACTAAAGCTAAAGTTCTACCAGCAGTTAAAGTAGATTCTTCTGCTGAATTATAAGAATCAAACACTAAGTATTCATCATCAAAAGAAGTGAAGAACTCTGGAAATTTATCATTTCTAATTAGTAAAGATACATTAGAGAAATCTACTACAGTAGTTACGTTAGTAGCGGCAGAATTATTACCTAGTATTTCTTGTAAAAAGTCAGAAGGAGTTTTATAGTCAATTGTAGTGTATTGAATATTAGTATCAGTAGAAGTTCTTACATCATACTTTAACCACTTAACTCTTTTTACATCAGTAGGGATTAACATATAATTAGGTTTAGCCGAACTACCTAAAGCAGTTAGTTGTTTTAAACCTTCATGCTCAGGGATACTTTTATCTGAAATTATATCAAAGTAAACAGTTTTAATTGTTTGGGCTACTTGTTGAGCTTCTATAGTATCAGTAATAGAATTAACACTATCGCTGTTTAAGTCAGATAGAATATCTTGAACCATTTCTAAGAGAGTTAATTTAGGCATATTAATTACACATTTATTACAAAAGTTATTGTAGCATTAACAGTATTAGTAGAACCACCATCACTTATAATTTCTATAGCCTGTCCTGCTGTTAAAGTTCTAGCAGCAGTAGGAGTTGAACTATCAATATCCCCAGCAGCAGAACCTGAGTGAGTAAGGGTTATGTTACCGTTTGTAACAGCTATACCAGCTATCTCAAAAGACATAACAGTATTAGCAGTTGCTATTGCACCATGTAACACTGAATAAATCTTTGAGATAGTTCCAGCAATAGGACAAACAACCCATTGACTGGAAGCAGTAGAAACATCCGTAAAGGTGTAGGTTAAAGTTATTTTATTTAAATTATTAATTGCAGTAAAAGAGCCTGAACCAGCTCCATCTGCCACATACACAGTACCAGAAGAAGCTGAGTAAGCTCCTTTAGGTTCATGAATATTAGTTGGTGAAACATCTCTATGTTCAGGCATCTTTCTTTCCTTTAATTATACTTTAACTACAAGTAAGTTAAAGATTATTGTACCATTTACTGCGGTTGCAGCAGTAGCATTTGTAAGACTTACTGTAATAGTGTTAGTAGTACATACAGCTTGTAGAACAATACTTTGAGTAGTATTTGTACCACCAGCTAAAGTAGCAAATACTAAATCAGTTGCAGTAATACCTGTGTAAGTAATCGTTGCAACGTGAGTAGCCTGTCCTGCTGTTGTTAATGCAGCAGTAGTTACTTGTGCTGATAATGTAGTCATTGTACCAGTTGAAGTTCCACCTGTACCTGTTAAAGTTCTAGCAGCGTTACCTCCACCTACCACAAATGAACCACTAGCACCAGGGTCTCTAATTGAAAGAACTCTTGAAGCTACTGGTGCAACTGCATTTATTGTTGTAGTATTAGTTGTACCAAGTACAAGTTGATTGGTAGTTTTTGCTATAGATAACTCACTTGCAGCACCAGCAATACCTACATCACCTGTAAGGGTAATTGCACCTGTGATACCCACAGTTGTGGAGTCTAAGGCTAATGAAGCAGCACCAGCATCATACGCTATTGCATCACCAGAAGTTAATTTCTTTACTGTAAAATCAGTGTCTAAAGATGTACTATTGAATATAGTTGTACCAGCACCTGTACATGTAATCGGGCCGACTCCAGACAAAGCGTTAGTAGTATCTGCTATAATTAAACCAGAGTTTTGTAAAATACCAGTTGTTCCGTTAAACCTAGCAATAGCATTGTCTGTAGAACTAATTGTGTCCAACAAAACTACTCCATTACTATCTTGAAATTCAGAAGCCTTAATAGCAAGACCACTAAAATCCATTACATTTCCGCCTGTTAAAGCCATATATTTCTCCTTTAAGAAGGGAGTATATTTCAACTCCCTCTAATTAATTAGCTTGGTGTTGGTGCAAAGTATTGAATTACCAATTTACCTTTACCAGTAGTGAAGGTGACAGTGTTTACACCATAAGAAGGGTAAGCATCGTCAGTCAGCAATACTGCACCACTTGAATCAGCTATTAAAGCTCCATCACAAGCTACTACTTTACCAATAGTATCAAGGGCAGATTCTGCAATTGTAGCATCAATACCATCATAGTCAAGTTCAGTACCATCATATTTAAGAAATCCTAAATCGAGTGTAGCAGAACCACCTGAATCAAAAGCCTCTGTAACTGTTAAAGTCGCAGAAGTAATTGATGCACCAGCAGGTATAAAAGTGGCAGGTACTGTTTCAAAGAAGTCATCAGCTACTGTGTACGCATTAAGATATGCCTTATCAATATCAATAACTATCGTTTTATAAGCACCTGCTTGAGTAGGACTTCCTACCATTTGTGTAGTACCTTGTTCAGTACCATACATAATATTAAGTCCATCAGAGTTATTCCAAACCATTATTCATTCTCCTTTATTAAACTTGGTCAGTGTCAGTAAGCACAACAACAAGATTTTCAGGACGGAATAATTTAGTTCCATAACGAGCAGTTGTTAAAAACTCATCCCTTTGATAATCTTTATTACGTTCACTTTCTACTCTAGGTTGTTGTCTCCAAGCTCCTACAAATGGTAATACATCTGAAGCAGCAGAAAAGAACATATTAGCCTTTCCAGCAGCAGTAGTTAAACCACTGATAGTTTCATTTGCATCAGCAAGGTAGTTACTTGTATAAACGTCAAAGCCATAGATGTTTACAATAAATTTCATACCAGTAGAAATACCAGTAGAAACAATACCTTCCCATCTAGGGTTGAAAGACATGTTAGTAATGTTAGACAATGTACTTAGAGCGTACTCTACAGAAGGGTCTACAATTGCTACCAAGTTTGTCATTGGTACATTTGCTTTTGTTAAGGCAAAGCGAGCCTTAGCAAAGTCTTCTACAGCGATTGTTTCATTTGTACCAGTACCTACAAACCTATGTGCTGCACCATTGATAGTGTTAGCATTAGCAGCTGTTTGAGATGCAGACAAAGCCATTACATTAGTCTCAAAGTGAGTCATAATAGCTCTAGCCTGTTTAGGCACAAAAGAAGAAACAAGCTCATTCATATAGAAAGTATCTTGTTTGTATTTATCTGTAATGTAAGTAGCAGAAGATAGATACTCGTTAATGGTAAACGTAAAGTTACCAGTATCCATTGCTCTGTATTTAACAGATTGGTCTTCTACATAGTTGTCAACAGTTGCTTGACCAATAGAAGGGATGTTAATAGTATCGCCATCAGGGAAATCTGATAACATTCTAATGTATTTAGTTGCTTGGAGTTCATCCTCCAAAATCATTTTCAACTCATTTGACCAGACATTCGACCTAGTCAGATGGTCTATTCCAGTTGTAAAACCAGTCATTTTAACCTCTTTTTATTATGCTTTGTAAATACCCTTAGTAGCATAATCCATAATTTCAGTTTGTACTTTAGCAGACATATATTTACTAGGGTTAGTTCGATACATCTCTCTGTAGTACTCTACTGTACCAACAGACAAACCAGACTTAAATTCTGTCTGACCATCAGTATTTTTAGTACCTTGAATTATAGGATTATTCTGTGGGTTAGATTTTTGTTCATCAACACCAATTACTTTTAAAAACGCAGATGGACTTTTAGCAGCAGTAGACATTAAAAATTCAATACCTAAACCTAATTCAATTGATTTTTGTTTTAGAAAATCTTGAGCTTTTTCTAAACCTCCAAGTTTTTGAACTAGAGTATCATTAGCTTTTTTAATATTAGTTGTTGCTTCATCTTGTGTTTTTGTTTTAGTTAAAGTATCTTGAACTATCCTTTGAATTTCATCAGTAGTTAGAGGTTCTACAGTGGTCTTTGTGTTCTCTTTCTCTTTAGATTCTAAAAGTTTATTGAAGACTTCATCTGCGTTGACTGTCTTTTCCCTAAGGTTTCTATTCTCAGCTTCTAACTTTGCTATGTGTTCATCTTTATAATTAACAGAAGCAGCTAGAGCTTCAACAGTTTTGAATTTTTTAGATTCCCCTACAAGCTCTGCAACAGTCCCTGTAAGTTCGTTCTTAGGTTCAACTGAAGTATTTGTCGGTTCAGTTTTAATTACGTCAGTAAATACATTGTCTGTATCTGTCATTTTTAGTCCTCTTTTATTGCTAATAAATTTATAAAGCTTTGTAAAGCTCTCTTATAACCATTTTTATCAGCTTGTTGATATGCCCAGTTTGGTGAACTGTATTCGTCAAAAGAACTTCTGTTTTTTTCATTCAGTTCTCTCTCAAGAATTTCTTTTAGAAGATTAAGAGTATATGTATTAGAAACTAAAGTTCTTTTAATCTCTTCTCTTTCTTCTTTATTCTTTGCGTGTTTTAACCAAGTAACATCTAATCTTGACATTAGATTTGCTCCGCAGGGTTAATGCCAGCAGGTGTAGCAGCTTCTATTTCTAATTGTTCAGAAGCAGTTTGGATTAATCTTTGAGTTTCAGTTTGTTCCATAACTCTTATATTTTCAGAAACAAGTTTATACTTTTCTATATCCATTGCTTTTTCTAGTAACTCTGCTATTTTTAAACCACTAATATGAGTAGTTACAGCAGGGTCTTGACCAATTGCAGAACCCATTAGAGTTGTTAGGTTTTGTATTAGGTTAGCCTTTCTAGCAAAGTGTGATGCACCTGTAGCTCTTATTTTACCAGAGATTTTTAAATCTTCTTTAGTTACAGATGTAAATGTAATAACATCCATTTCAGAATCTAACGTTCTAATTAAATCAGACTCTGTTATATTACGTTTATTAATCTCTAATAGAAGATTAATCAATGGTTCTATGCCCATTTCTTCTAAGTAACTTACTTTATTTAGAAACACCCTAGAAGTATTGTTCTCTAATACCTGTACTTCAAATGCTGTCTTTTCACCAGGAGTTCTAAACCCCATTGCCTGTTTAGGTGCTCCAGCCATTTCTTCCATCTTTTGTTCTAATTGAAGAATCTCTGTATTAGCATTTAAAGCAGTAACATCAGGGTGCATAAACTCTACATCACCTTCATCACCTACATAGATTCTTTCATTAGGAGCGTATTCAAAATCATCTACGTTACCTTTTATTTTAAACACAGGAAATGCAATTAAATCAAATACGTCTGCCTTTAAATTCTCTAAATGGTCTATCCTATACTGCATACCTACTAGGTTAGCTAGAGGTGACATAGCATAAAGGTTATCAGGTCTTAACCTCCAACCTACATGTATAATATCATTCTTTAACCAACTAGGTTTTTTCTTATTAGAAATTACATAACTTCTATCAACTACAGTTATAACTCTATCTTTGTATAAAATGTCTTTATCAATATCGTAGATAGTGCCAATGAATTGTAGAACTTCTACTAAACCTGAACTATAGTATTCTTGTAGAGTACCAAACCCATCTACTTGAAACGCATCTACTTTATCTTTATTTTCTATACTACCATCAGAGTATTGTTTACGAATATGGATAGACCTACCCATAACATATTCTAACATTAGTGTATCTTCTTCTGTAACAGACTCATTCTCTACAGCAGCCTTTAACTCTCCGATAGACATTAAGCTTCTAATGATTTTAGGAGTAGATTCAAACTCATTAGCTACAGGGTTAAACACAATATCTAAAGGACTTATCCTTAATGGTTTAGCACCTATAAAAGTAGTCGTAACTTCCCCAGCTTCATTCTCAACTGTATCATGTACCCATTTACCAGTACAAAATAGATTACCATAATCAATAAAATCATAAACTAACTTAGAGGTAAAAGCCCTAAACTTTACTTGTTTAAGTTTATTCTGCATGTAAGAAGTTATTACTTTTCTTTTCTCAGCAGCTTCTGAATCTTCATCATCACCCTCCCAAGTAAGCCAATCAGAACTTGGAAATAAGGCAGCCATATAGTTAGCATGTAAGTTGTCTCTAATCTGACAAAGTTTTGGAAGTGTAGTAGAATTTTTCCAAGGTAAGGTTTTATTACTTGTAGTGCTAGTATCAGTTGCAAATACATAGTTCCTTATCTCTTTAACTTCTTCTAACCATTTAATTCTTTGTTGATTCCAAGAAGTAAAGTTGTTAGAAATAACTTTTGCTAAAGCATCTCTACCATCATTTATCACTTCAAAATCTAATGTTGTTCCAACCATTAACCTACAACCCCTCCAAATCTTCCTGTACTATATATAATATTACTAGAAGTTTTTCTATTTTTATGCCCAGTAGGCGGTACTGCAATCTCTATTGCAGAAGCTAAAGCATCTTTAACATCATCATGTGGTGGATGTTCTACTACTAATTCATCTTCGAGTATTTGACAGTTACCTTCTTTATAATGGAAGATACTTAAGTTCTCATACCTTGGGTTTAAAATAGCTTTCATTCTTTCTTCTTTGTTTCCAGAATGTCTATGAGGTGAGTGTTCATCAATGCTTAAAGATAAACCATTTACTCTTATATAACTATTCTTTAACTCCTGAACTATAGCATTTTGAGCTGAAGTTATTTCTGCTCTTAATTTCCTAAAGTCCCACTTAACGTGCATGTTCAGGATATGTTCAAAGTATTCTTTAATAGATTCAGTTTTAAATCTATCAATATCTAAGATATAAATTATACCATTAGAGTCAAGCCCTATAATTACTAATGCTGTATAGTCTGCCCTTTTATTTAAAGAATAAGCAAAGTCAATTGCAGCAAATACATTCAATCTATTTTGTTTATAATACCAATAAGAACCTTCTCTTCTTAAATGTACTTTATCATAGTATTGAAATAAGTTTCTTTTTATACCTGACTTTTCAGGGTCATTAGGGTCATTATAGTATTGTGCTCTAAACTGAGTCTTATCTAAGTATTTAGCTTTCTTTCTAGCTAATTCTTCTCTATTGAAACCAAACCACTTACCATCAGTTCTTTGTTGTCTAGCCCATAGAAATTCACCAGAACCATCGCCATTACTTTCTACTTGTTTTTGGAATACTTCATAAACATTTTCAGTGTCAACAACTTCACCTTCTTTACTAAAGATGTCTTCCGCCATTCCTATCAAATCATTGTACAAATCTTTAGGGTGATACCTAGTACCTACTACCCACTCTTGTGCACCTGTAGACTCAATAGAAGCTAATAAAGAGTATTGGCTTTTTACTTTACTTCTACCTTCTTCTGTATAAGCATTTTCAGGTACAACCACATCATCTAAAACAGCAACATCACAGTGTAAACCTGTAAGGGAAGTTGTTAAACCCCCAGTAAAGATGGTAGGGTCACGAACACCTTCTTCTTTACGTTTAGGGTGGTCAATAGATATTTCACTATTAGTCCACTTCTCTCTTTTACCTTCTTCTGGGTTAATTAATTCTGACCAGTAATACCTAACTTTGTCTGAAGTTAGAATATCTTTAATCATCTTTAATTGTTTCTCTGCTAAGTTACTTGTTGCAGAGATATATAGTATCCTAACATCAGGGGTTTTAATAACCCACCAAGCTACCCTATAAGCTATCATAGCAGACTTTTGATGGTCTCTAGGTAGTAGCGTTAATTGACAGCTTTTCTTCTCTTGTCTAGTCCACCAGCTTAATAGCTCACAATGCACACTACCTAACATTCTATTAGGGGAAACAAGTCTTATGAAAAACTCTAAGTCATTCTCAGCAGCTTGGCGTGTTTCTAATTTCTTTTGTTCTAATTTACTTAGCGGTCTCATACATCTTCAATAATTCAAAATCAGAGTTGACTGCGTCAGATACTCTTTCATTTAGTTTATGGTGTCTTTCTTTTTCTTCCTTAGAAGGTCTGCCTCTTTTTTGTTCCCACTCTTTATTAATTAAGAACTTAGTGGCATCTTTAGATTTAGAATCATCCCCTTGAGAAAACTCTATCATACGTTTGATACCTTCACATTTTAATTTAACTTCTAACTCTTCTTCCCATTCTTGTAAGTGTAATTGAAACCATTGTAAACCGCAAAGCTTTTTCCAATGTTCCCAACCACCTAGTAACTGTGTAGCTACTTTATATCCTGTAGGGTCTTGAAAGTTTAAGTAGGCTTTTTTAATAGAAGGTAATCCTTCATAGTCATCATCTTTTAAAGTATATAAAGGTTTCATACCAGCAAACTCTTTATAGGATTCCCTAAATAATGCTTGAGTATGCCATCTACCTTGTTTATCTTTAAACTTTATATTATCTGAATTAAAACTATTTTCCATATTTCAGTTGCCCATATTTAACTACTGCAAAGTGAGTCCAAGCTCTACGCCATATAGGCATACCATCTTCTTTTGCTATCGCTCTAAACATATCATCTCCTATACGTCTGTACTCTACAGGTAACGCTCCAGCATCTACGGCATTACAAATAAAATCATGAAAGGCAGAAGCTCTGATTATACTAGGTGTATTAATCGCACCTGTTGCCAAATCCCACTCAAAACCTTTATCTAAAACAATAGTTTTATCTAGGTGTATGCAACCCCCTTTAAATAGAAACTTAACACCGTGAGGAGGTTTTATATTACTTTTATAATGTCTTTCTCTTAGTAAAGTTGCACGAATTAAAGAGGGGCTACCATTTACAGGTTTCAACCATTGCCAACAGTAGTCAATACCACCATCTAAAAATCTATCTGGGTATTTCATAATTAACCTATTAATTCAAAGTGTGGGTAATCTCTCATCTTCCAATCACCGCCCCACTGTATCTTTACATTCTTCTGTAGAGCTATTTTTTTAACTATAACAGCAAGTTCTTTAAACCTTTCTAAATCATTCCAATCTATTGGATAAGGGGCTATATCAACAGCTTTAGAAGGTAATGTATTATGTTTAGATTTAGGAAACTTTAACTTACTAAACCCATCTTTAAACGCTTTGTTTTGCTCTTCTTCTCCACGATGTCCACATAAAACAACAAAGTCATATTCTTTAATAACTTCTTTAAACAAGTCTATTAATTGTGGGTTACAAGTATTTAATTTTTCTAGTGATTTTTTACTAAAACTAGGCATTTAATAATTCCTTTTTAGCTTGTTCTAATAACCAAAGAACAGAACCTCCATTTGCTTTATTAGAAGAAAAATAAAACTCACCTTCTTTATCATAACCTATGACTACAACTTCTTCTAGTTCTGCATTTGTAGCCCCATCTAAAACTCTTTCAACAGGGATATCTAATCTTGTTACAACGTTTAATAAAACAACATCACCCAATTAACTACCACCAAAAGTATATTGTATTTAAGAATTTTAGAAATGGAATTAAACTAATTAAAATAGCAGAGGCTGTAGGAATTAACCATAGAGCTGTTTTTACTACTAACCTAAAATCACTTATAGCCTTTGTATTTTCATTTGTAGCTTCAGCACTTAAACCAGTGGCACTTACTAAATCACTAATAGACTTCTCAATAGTTTGAAGTATTCCTTGGTGATTATGTATAATATTAGCATGGTCATGCTTAGTCTTTCTTAATTCTTTTACTTCAGTATCTATACCATCAAGTCTTTTAGAGTGAGCCTCTATAGCCCCTTTTAATTCTCCTACATCTTTTTCTGTATCACTCATACTATATATGCTCCCACCTACCACGCCAGCCAACAACATCGTTATTACTAACTCCCTCTCCTGTAGATTTTACAGTAATTGTGGCAGTCTCGGTTAATGTTAAATTTGCTTCTATAGCGGCTTCTGTAACCACTGCGACAGTTCCAATTGTTGTGTATGTCTTCAATGTACCTGAAGCTCTTTGAGTGCTTACACCAGTGCGTATAATACCAAATTCAGCTTTCCAGACTCCAAGCACACTAAGAGGCAATACTAACGTTGCAAGAAGGGTCGCACCAGCTCGTATTCTTACTGTTTTTACATTGGCGTTATTAGCAGTGTACCCCCCAAAAGAATAACTGATTCCTCTCCCTGTGACATTAAACTGGTTAGCAACATGAGTGACAGACGTTAAGTCGTCCTCCCCAGCTCCAACAGTACCGTAAGAAGTATAATCACTTCCTAAGTAGCCTGTTAAAGCAGCTACAGAAGCCCCTGCTGTAAAGAAACATGTTGTTCCAAGTAAAGCATAAGGGGAGTTTGCAGATATAGCCGT